TGTTTTTTTGTTTTTTTGTTTTTTTGTTTTTTTTTTTTTTTTTTGGTTTTAATATATCAATTGATATATATAAATTATATAGCAGTTCATTCGCTTTTCAATAGTTTCTTTTCTACTATTTGAAGTGCTGTTCGAACGATTGTTTTTAAGTTATTTGATTTAATAAATAATGAGCGAGTAGTATTGTATGTGTTAAAGAAATCGTTAATAATAAAATTAGTTATACTTTTATCATATTTATTGATAATGCTATCAATTGCTAATCCTTGAAGTACATAAAAGTTAATTTTATGATCTTTTAAATGTTGTATTACAACAGGAGTTGACCCATTATAACGAGTTTTATAATCATCGAGAGTTAAGTTATTAAGTTTACAGAATTTATAGATAAAAGAGCAAACATCTTTACAGTTATTTATTACATCTATATTATCAGGATTCTCAAATTCTTTCTTTTTTTTATATTCCGTATAGCATATAATCGCTTTGCGAGTTGTATAAAATTTAATATCGAAGTATGTTGTATCAGTGAATATTTTATACGGTGCGATAAAGAAATCAGTGTAATTAATATTATGATTTGAATTAAAGAAAGACTCTAATTTTTGGAGACATAATAGAGTTGTATCATCTATTTTCGTAAAATCTTCTCTTAGTTTATATGGTTTGTTTTGGCTTTTACGAGAAGCTGTTTGAAAGAAATTATATATTAGTTTTTGCTTTTCGCTAATCATAGTTTAAGATTTGTATTCACATTCAAGAATCTAGTTACGTATTTACTAACTGAAATTAAAGGGTCGTACTTTATAAATAGCATAACTAATTCATAATTAGTATCTATACATAATAGCTCCTTAAGTATATTACGCAAGCGTTCTTCTTGTAGTACAATTAAAAAAATATTTTGTATGCTTAATTTTTTATTTTTTATCAAACTACATAAGGTACAGAAAGATAATAAAAGATGTTCTGTTTCATCTTGAATTATATTCTTAGATGGTTGTTCTGCTTGGTTAATAATCAGCATGATATTAATGTAGTTGTAAATTTAAGAAATGTATCGGTTATCTTACCACCGGCAGCAGCTTCATGGCCGCCACCATTGCAGAGTTTTTCTGCAATAATATTTAACTTAACATCACTGTCGCGAGATCGTCTAAAAGACACATTTTTAGTATTAGGATTAATTACAATTACAATATCTGTCTTATACTTTTTTAAAGTAAAGTGCGCTACTTCATTAATAGCATGAGTAGCAAAACAACCTATAACAGAATAGTTTTTTATAGTACCTTTAAAATACTCAGTTGTTTGTAACTGATCTTTAAGTTTATTAAAATATAGCTTAACAGTATTTTTTTCTAGAATTGTAAATGGTCGTAAACCATTAGCAAAATTAGCAATTAATGATTCAGATCTAGGTTTACGATAAGATCCAAAAATAGCATTTAAACTTAATGAATGTTCGTGATTCAATTTATAGCAGTCATAATCATCGATAGCAGCAATTAAGTCAAGAAACTCTGGTGTAGCAAAGGATTTAGTATCTAGTTTAAACACTTTAGTTAAAATAGATACGGTTGAGGTATCAACTTCAATAATAATTTTAGCTTGCTTATATCGATCCTTAATATCATAATGTGATTTGTGATGATCAATAATAACTACATTCGGTTGATCTACTAAATGTAATATCTCATCGGGAATATGATGATCAGTAATATAGATTTTATGATATTCTCCAATAGTTGAAGACCAGCTTGAAAATGCGGATATAAACTCATTATCATTTACTTCTTTAATTTCAATTATACAGTCTTTATGAGTTTCATTATATATCTTTTTTAATATCAATGCACTGCCAGCGCCATCAAGATCGTTATCAGTCCATATACAGATTTTCATTTATAGTATTTAACAAATATATATCATTTATCAACGAGCGAATGCAGATAAAGCATTATATGAATCATCTTCATCATCAAGACTCACGAGGTCGTCCGCTTGCGTTACTGTAAGTGTAGTATAATCAATTCGCATGGGTTGAGTATGACCTCTTGAACCATAACGATTCTTCATCATACCTAAACGAATAACACCTAACTCTTGATCTTCAGGATTTTGGAAGATCGATACAATAACGTCAGCAGTTGCGGCTAATCCGATTGAGTTTTTTGTTAGTATATCATTGCAAAAGAATAAACTATCACCTGTTACTGATATATCAATGGTCTCACAATCACCTACATTTTCGATAGATATAATTTCATCATTATAATCTATAAGACTATCTGTTAGTAAATTTTTATCTTCTTGTTCATAATATACCTTCATCAGAACATCTACAAGCTCTTCTGTTGTTGATTCTTTATCAACCACTTCGAGTACTTGCATCAACTTAACTCGTTCAGTCATAATGCGTTTGAGTTTTTCTATCATAATATTTCTTTTTCTAATTGCTTTATTGTTAATAGCGAATCTGACCATACATTTATAGTAGGGCTGGCAGATACACTTGATTTTGTATGAATTTTATCGCCTACATTTAACCCCTCTTGAATAGATATACGACCTCTTATAGTAGGAAATTTATGCTTGCTACTTATTATTATAGTTTTACCTGTTTTAGTTGTAATTTTGTAACATTCTTTAACTGTTTTATGATGTACTTGCTTAATAGTTTTATACCCATCATTAGCAGTTATTTGATCACCTGGCTTCAAATTACCAATGGACACCTCTAAACCATTTCTTAGCCGTACTAGCTGATTAACTTCAATACATTCAGAGATAGTTTCCATACCCGGATCAGTTTGACCATACGCATTTCGACCTAGCTGGGTAGCTGAGATAATAGGACAATTAAAGACATAGCTTAATGCTCGAATTTGCTCTGTAATATGCTTAATTCTCTCATATGAATTACTCCCTACAGTAGTATGCAATAGATTCAAGTAATCTAATACAATAGCATCTATTTTACATCCTGTATCAGTAATCTTCTTTACGAATGCACTAATTTGATTAGCAGTAATGGTAGCAGGAGGAAATTCCTTAATTAATATAGTACCATTAGTCTTCTCTCTATTTTCTTTAATAGCAGTACGTAAAGCATGCGGATTATTTGCAAGATCTTTAAGAGGTATTTTTGAAATATTAGAACATAAACGCTTAGCATAGAGAAGTTCAGACATCTCTAGAGTAATTAGCAAAACGTTCTTATTCTGATTTGCAATATTAGTGGCTATATTACCGAGAAAGATAGATTTACCAATATTCGTTTCACCTGCAAATACATAAAGCGCTTTACCTTGCTCAAGAAACCCACCTCCAAGAGTTTCATCAAGCCACTCCCAGGTAGAAGGTATAGTTCCATTAACAGTACTTAGGTCAGTAATAATAGCTTCAATATTATTATATAGATCAAGCCCTTTATCAGTTATTAAACTGATATTACATGCCTTTTCAAATTTATCTAATGCTTTTGTAGTATCGACATTACCCTTAGCAATATCAGTAGCAATATTAAGCATAGTATGATATACAGCTTTCTCTTTTAAGAATCTTTCTGTATTATGATATAATTCGTCTTTATTTAAGTTTTTATCTATTTCACTAAATGAATATACAATATTTTTGAAAGCGGTTTTTAATTCTTCAGTTATTAAATATGATTTAATTTCTGTAATATTAGGTACTTTTTGTCTTTTTACATAAAACTCTTTAATAATATTAAAAACATCAGCAATATTTGCTGATTTAAAGTACTCCGGATTAACAAAGTCAAGAATAGAGGCTAAGTAACCAGCATCTGTTAGAGATTTATAAATGATAACGTTTTCAAAAAAGTCTAAATCCAGTTTAACCATACTTTATTATACTAGGGTTCGTTTAGTCTTTAATTTTTTCAGTATTAGGTTTCCATTTGTTAAGGAACCATTCTTGACCTTCGTTAAACTCAGGAGTAAATGCTGATAGACCAGGAGATTTATGAGTAATTAAAATATCACTAACACCAAGTTTAAACTTTGCTTTATTACATTCTAAACTGTAGTTTAAATCATAAAAATGAAACTTAGCTGGACAAGATTCATCAAATCTGACTTTAGTAAATACTTCCTTTTTAATAGATAAAAATACTCCATCAAGTAATAATACACGAGCAGGGTATTCTCCAAAGCTTGTCATTCGTTTTAAATTAGCATCACCATGTGCTACAGCACCTCTTAAGTTGTTAAATGTTTCTCTACCTCCACCTAATAAGTGCCAGAGCGCAGGCGCTTGTAATTTACATTCTGTTGTACCAGCTACTCCTAAGACATCATATTGCGTATGTAAGTGTATTAAACGTTCTTCAAAATCAGCAGATTCAATAATAGCATCATCGTGACATAATACTAGATAGTCTACATTTTCTTGAATGGCAAAATCTATAGCTTTATTATATACTACAGCTAGTGCATCAGTATTATCTTCTTTAAAAAAGAATGTTGCTTTGCGGTTTTGGTATAAAAGTGTATCTTCTTTTTTACCCTTAGTTGCGGAGAATAGGAAACTGCTCATACGAAAAGAAATGGTGATTTGGTTTTAAATTCTTCAATTGGTTCCCAGCCTTCAAAATCTCGAAGCATCATAATTTGACCTTCAGGTAATAGCTCAAAACCTTTACCCTGTATTGTAGAGAAGTCGCACTTGTCATTATAGTGTAAAATAGATCCTTGTCTAGCAAGGTAAACATCATTTGCATCTGTATCTACGATAGCGAGAGCAAAAGTACCTTCAAGTAACTCTAATACTTTACGTATAATGAGAGGTGCGTAAAAATACCCGTCCGTTTGTTCAGTAAAGTGTTGAAGTAGTCCTGTTATAATTGATGTATCTACTGTATTAGTACTACGAGGAATATACTTTTCTTTAAGTTCTTTCCAATTAGTAATTACACCATTATGCACAACAGCCCATGACAATGTTTCAAAAGGATGAGCATTTTCAAGCTTAAAATCTCGATTTACAGAGGTAGGCGCTTGATTATGACTAATAAAATAATCATACTTATCAGTTAATTGTAACTTATCAAAATTAAACGTTCCAGGCTGTTTAATTATTGTTTGACTGTTACCTTCTTTAAGACATATTAAGCCGCTAGCAAAGCTGCCCCTATCCTGATTAGCTTGATATAATACTTCTAATTTACTTAGATTGTTTGTTCCGGATATTCCACACATATATACTATTATATTATAACCTTTTAAAAATACTACTTTTACCTTATAAAAAAAATAATTTATATAAATAATTATATGTTTAATTTTTCAGATTTGTACAAAAGAGTTAATTTAATCTCTGAAGCAAGAGTTTCACCTTTTGCAAAATTTAATCCCATTTTTGGCGGTGTTACTAAAGAATTACAGTCAGGTGGATTAAGTTCCGCTCCTTATGATACTATTAAATATATTGCAGGTGAGTTATATGGCCTTGATATTATAAATGATGAAGAGTATGATAGTATTAGAAAGTCAGGAAGTAGTTTTAAAGCAAAACAACTTGCTTTATTGCAATTACTTGAGCTTAAAAAAGATCAAATAGCTCTACAAAGTAAAGAAGTAGAAGAAGCTATTAGAGGCGGTATATCTAGTTATATAAAATCGGTCTCAGTTAATAGAGGTGCAGATAGATTTGGTGGCCGCGTTGAAAAGTATAGTGATCAAAAAGCTGCACTTGAGATGAAGCGTCAAGCAAAAGAACTTGAGAGAGGTATTAAAGATCCTGTTGTTGCTGATGTAGTTGGTCACTCTATGACGAGTGAAATTGAAGCAGCTCTTGAGCAATCCCTTGTACTTGCTTCTGTAGGTAAGGTAATGCAGGAAATTAGAGGTAATTTAGGAGAAGAGGGGGTAGATATTGACGCTGATGTTCTATCTAGAGTAGAAGAATATATTACAGATCATATTAAAACTTTAGCTGATTTACAGCAATTTATTACTAATATAAGTAAAGAACCTGGTTATGAGTTAATTGCCGCATATTTATCTAGTGCTATCAAGCCTGTTAAGAAATCAATGAAGTTTGCTAAGACTCCAGCTGAGACTCCAGCAGCTGAAAATGAAGAAGTTCCACCTGTAGAAGCTCAATTTGAATCCACAACATATCATTATCTTAGTGAACAAATAAAAAAGGATAAACTAACTCACAAATCAAATGAAGTTAGTATATCCTTTAAAGAGAAGTTTAAGCCAAAAACACATTGGCAATTGACTGAATTAAGACGCTATGGTATGTAATTAATAGGTACGCAATTGTGCTGTTTATACATTTCATTTAGTTTATCCTGTTGTACATATTGTATTGGATCTATATAAGAGTTATCAATAAATCCGCGAACCCGTAAACTACTAGATGGTGTTGTAGCATCTGCAAGACCATCTTCTCTATTAGAATAGCAAGTCCATGTCTTACTAAAATCTACATTTAAATCAACACCCTTACTTATAATAGCTTGCTTAGACATTGTAAGTAAGGGTGCCTCAATTGTAATTTTATTTTTTCTATTAAGACTTACTAAGTTATTGATAGCGTCTACAAAAGTAGTATCACCGTCCCAATAACCAGCTAAAGAATCAACCATTGCTGCACCGTACCATACGGTATTAGCTTCTATACTCTCTGCATATGCACACGCAATAGATAAGAACATCATATTACGGAAGGGTACATAAGATACAGGCTGAGCATCCCCAGCTATTGCTTGGACATCAGGATTATCAATAGTAAGGTTAGTTAAAGAAGATGTAGGAGAGATATCTTTAATGTATTTTACATCAATTACTTTATTCGTAAAGACAATATTAGGATATTGTTTACGTGCATTAATAAGCTGTTTATCAACGCATTCAAGTTCACGAGAATGACGCTGACCGTAGTCAAAGGTAATAGTATGAATTTCATCATACTTATATTCAGCTGCTAGATATAATAATACAGATGAATCTGCACCGCCGGATAGAGTTAAGACTAATTTTGCTATCATATTATTCAGTAATTAAGGTATTTTCAAGAGGTATTTCTTCCTCTATATTAGAGTAGTTCCATTCCTTAGCAATACGTGATTCAAGTACAGGTAAAATAGTTTCTTCCCAAAGTTTAGTATCTTTTCTAAAGCTTTTTGCATATCCGAGCTTAGTACCATTTTCAAGAGTATAAGTAGCTCCTGTTTGTATGATAACTTTAAGACCTACAGCGAGATCAAGTAGACCATAGTACTTATCAAGTCCTGATGCAAAAGATAGATACATTTCTCCTTCAAGGTATTGCTTAATAAAGCGATTTTTACGAGTTAATGCTCTAATAACAATACCAGAGTAGTTCTTCTGACCAACAGCAAGAACACCATCGTTTGTTTTACCTCCATCATCCTTAATAGGTTTACGAGCAAGCTGAACTGTTACTGATGGTAAGAATATAACTGATTTACCACCAGGCATCATCTTTTCAATTGTAGGATACATTGCAGTTGGATCATCATACACATGATTTGTACAAATAATAGTAGTTCTTGTAATAGCACCGAAATTAGTACAAGTTTGCATTAAGGACTTAATTGCACGAGCTTTAGATCCCATATCAGATGAAGTACTCTCTTTATCCATTCGTGAAAGTTCAAGTTCAGATTGAAGATTACCTAAAGAATCGATAGCTACAATAAATTTACCTTCAAGACCTTTCTCTTTAACTGCAGTTAAAAACTTAAAAATAGCGTTTCGTGTTTGTTCAATAGTAACGCAAGGTACATATTTAATCTTTGAAATATCAAGACCTAGTCTAGTAGCACCAGTAGCGTCAATAGAGTTTTCTGTATCAAATATAACAGGGATCAAGCCTTCTTTCTGTGCATTAGCAAGAATTTTTTGTACAAATAGACTTTTTCCTGTATTATGGTTACTAAATCCTCCAGCCCAATATCTATGATTTGAGTGATTAACACTAAAGTCATACACATCTTGAACCTCTAGTCTATTTATTTGTTTAATAGTAGTTATACCGTTTTTTGTATCTACAATATCTCCTACTTTTAATGTATTAGCCATAACCCACCCTAAATCAGTATTATTATTAGTCTGCAGTTGTATTAGATGTTCATCTGCACATTGTATTTCACATCCATTATCTGCAATAATATGCACACATGGTTTATTAGGCTTAGTTATAAACATCGTACATAGCTGATATCCATCTGGCGTATCGACTAAATACTGTTTATTTGTTAGATTGATATTAGGTATTGTTGTTTCTATACTAAAAGTGTCACAGTGAGTGTTAAAAAAATCAGTAATTAATTTAGTTGTTATATTTGTTGCTGTATTATCGTTGAGTTTTTCTAATGTACTCTTGCTTATACCAACAAGTTTCGCTAATTCAGTATATTCGTAAAAATAGAGAAGTTCTGCTTTAATTTGATTTATTGTCATATCTTTGTCTAATTATATTAACAATATTTGATAAATCTATATCCATATCTCGTTTTTCCCAAATATAAAATAATTCAAAACCTAAATTTTTAGCTACAGTTAATTTTTGATTATCTTTCTTTATACTTTCTGCAACTGTTGTTGCCCACGTATCTGTTTCTCTCGGATGAAATATTACGTCGTTATATTCTATTATTAGAGTGTTTTCATTTCATATACTTTAATTTTTTGATCTTTTGTTAAACACATTGATTCTCCAGCTAACATTGTTACTCTTCCTTTCGGAATACCTCCATGAATTGAGCCAGAGATAATAGCATTTAGCACATAACTACCAGTATCAATCCACCCATTAACAGTACTTAGAGCATTATCATCTAACCATGTAGCAAAAGGGTTAATTTCATTAATTGAATCTAGTGCGCTTCTAATATCTTTATCCATATATCTATTATAACTACTGTTATATTTTTGGCCATCAAAAACCTTATGTAATCGGTTGAGTAGGTTTAAAGATATTTTAAAGAAAATGTTCCATCCTCATAAATTTCCACATAAGAACACTTTTCTTCACAAAATGACCCGCTATTAATGTAAGTGCAATTGTTCATGTATTTAACTTCAGCATGATGAGTATGTCCTGCTAAAAGCACATCATATTTAGCACCATACTTCTCTACGAATTTTTTACAGACAATATCTTTTGCTTTAACCCACGATTTACTCATTCGTTTGAGCATTCGGGAAGTATTATGGTTTTTATCAATTTTTTGAATTTGATAATACAGTCCTGTAAAAAACCACGTAATAAATGGCTTGTGTTTAATCCAGTGATCGTATTTATCGCCATGCTCAAAGAAATATTTCGTTCCATTAATAATCGAAAGATGATTTTCTACAAAATCCATTCCTGTAATAGCTGATAAAAATTCCGCATTAGCATCATGGTTGCCATGTACTAAGATGACTTCATGTGATTTACTTAATTTACGGATTTTACTTAGAATTGCCCAATCTTTTTTATCAAATCTTTTAAACGAATAACTATCAAATAAATCACCATTAATAATTAAAGTCTTAAAGTCAAAGTTCAATACTTGCAGGACTTTATCCTTTTGACTGACAGGACTTCCTAAATGAACATCACTAATAGTTAAGATATGCATAATATGTTTAATATTTATATTATAACTACTGATATATTTTTAACCA